AGGAAAAGGGTGTAGTGGTTGTTTAGGATTCTTCATAATATTGGCGATAATTGGAGGTATAATAACTAATCTAGATAGCAATAAATCTTCTGAAAATAAATCAGAACAGCCTTCTACTGAACAAATTAAATCAAAAGCTTCTAATGAAGCTATTTTATTAACTCAACTCCAAAAGAGTTTTGAAGGAGTGGCTGATGTTTCTTTTTCAAGCAGTAAAAAAATGTTTACTATAACACCAACCGATTCTGATTTTAAAACAGCTATTTTAGCGATGTTATCTGGAACAGTTACAAAAGACGATTGGAATGATATGACTGAAAATATTCGAACTATGTCGCAAGCTATGCAAGAAAAATATGGTTCTGGCTATGTAATAAGTGTTTTGAATCCTGAAAATACAGAGAACACTCTGTTAATGGTAAAGGATGGAAATGTAACTTATAACTTCGCAGATAAACTATAAAAAATAACGCACCCTCCGACCAAGAAGTTGTGCGTTAAAAATAGAACCAAAATAGGCTTATTTTGTTACGCCTATTTTACCAAAAATAATGAGGTGAAACAATGGCAAATGAAATAAAACAAGTTGCGTTATACATACGTGTGTCTACAGATCAACAAGCTAAACATGGTGATAGTTTGGATGAACAACAACACACTTTAAATGAATACGTAAGACAACAAGGAAACATGAGAGTATTCAAAACTTATATAGATGATGGCATTTCAGGTCAGAAACTATATCGTGATGAATTTCAAAAATTATTAGATGATGTTAAAAAAGGAAAAATCGATACGATCTTATTTACAAAATTAGATAGATGGTTTAGAAATTTACGTCATTATTTAAATATTCAAGAAATACTAGACAAAAACAATGTTACTTGGTTAGCCGTTACACAACCTTTCTTTAACACAGAAACAGCAATGGGCCGTTCATTTGTAAATCAATCAATGGGTTTTGCTGAGCTTGAAGCACAGATGACTTCTGAAAGAATTCGTGCCGTTTTCGATAATAAAATACGAAAAGGTGAAGTTGTTAGTGGAAAAGTACCGCTTGGCTACGATATCAAAGACAAACATCTTGTTCCGAATGAAAAAGCTGAAATAGTAAAAGAAATTTTCCAATACTATTTAGAAACTGGCAGCATGCGTGCCACCGTTAGACATTTAGAAAATCATTTCAGCATGACAAGAGATTATCAAAGTGTTCGGCAAATGCTTACTAATAGAAAATATATTGGTGAATTACGAGATAATAAAAATTTTTGTGAACCTATTGTTGATCGTGACGTATTCGAAAGAGTACAATTGCAACTTTCAAAAAATATTCGTATGAATAAAAAACGCGACTATATGTTTACTGGATTGTTAGTTTGTAGTGAATGTGGTTGTAATTATTCCGCCACGGCGGTTATTAGCCGATATGTACGCAAAGACGGTACGACAAACCCGAATGAAAGACATTTATATAGATGCACCAAAAACCGTAATAACGTAAAAAAATGTAGTAATAAAAAAGGCATATATGAAACTACACTAGAAAATTTCCTTCTGGAAAATATTGAAAAACAAGCAGAAGAATTGTCTGTAAGAATGCAAAAAGAACCCGCAGTAAAAAAAACTAAGAATATTAACGATAAAATAAAAAAGAAAATAGATCGACTAAAAAAAGCTTATCTAAATGATGTTATAACATTAGAGGAATATAAAGAAGATAGAGAAGAATTAGAAGCACTTTTAATTCCTGAACAAGATAATAAAATTGCTAAAATTGATTTGAGTTCACTGCATAACTACTCTACTGCTGAATTTAGAGAAGGATATAAACAGCTAACTATTTCGGAAAAAAGTTCTTTATGGCGGCAAGTGATTAAAAATATTGTAGTTTATCCAGATGGAAATTTGAAAATAAATTTTTTAGGATATTGATTTTATTTGCACTAACAAATACTAACCAGATGGATGATGTATTTTAGTGCAAATAAAAAAAGCTCTACTCCCCATGATTGAGAAGTAGAGCTTTTACATTTTTAATTAATAATTTAAGCTTTGACCAGGATAAATCAAGTTAGGATTAGTTAATCCGTTCCGTTGTGCTAAAGCTTGGTATGTCGTGCCAAGTTTAGCCGCAATGCTAGATAAATTATCACCGTATTGAACTGTGTAAACATTACTTGTTGCCGATCCATTTACCTTCAAAACTTGACCAGGATAGATTAGATTTGGATTGGCCAATCCATTTAATGCCGCTAACGTTTGATAGTCTGTGCCATGTTGGTAAGCAATACTTGATAATGTTTCGCCATGTTGAACTACGTGTGTTGTTTCTGGTTGCTTATCAGGGACAACTGTTGCATCTGGTAATAGTTCAATATCACCTTTGCTAATCCATGACAAAATGCCTTCTAGCAACACTCTGCTTCCAGTTACTTCTTGTACTTTATAGCTGTTTCCTTTTACCCAATCTGGAATAGCTTCGCCAGTTGCCCAAGCATCTACATTAAATTTTACTTTGACGATATCACCAACTTTTACTGCAGAAGTAGGTGTTTTTTCAACTTCTTTACCTTCTTCAATAGCTGGTGTGTTTGTTTCTGGTTGGTTATTTTTTGTATAACCATTATCGGTAATACCTGTTAAATCAACGTTACCATCTAGCCCTCCTGCAACGTAGGTTGACGTGAACTGAAAAATACCGATATTTTCAAATGAAGGAAAATAATTGTAATTTGGATAAGGTGTCACTACATAATCTGGATATTCTGCCATCCATAATTGATACTTCTTTGCAATTCGTGATAGATCATAAGCTGAAGTAAGATACCCTTTGTATCCGTAAAGCATCGGTGTATATCCAGCCTCTTTGATATAGTCTAACGCCCATAGCGTTACATCCGTCGATTGAACGCCATCTTCCGCATCTAAGGCGACAATTGATCCCTTTGGTGTTTGTACTTTAGGTAAAAAGTAATCTAATACTTGCTTTGCATTTTCGTAGGTAAGGACATTTTGCCACCATACATACGTATGCGCGCGTTTACCTTGAGCAATCGTACTAGCTACTTGACTAGAATAAGTAACTTGATCATAAATTCCATAGTTATTTTGCCCACCAATTTGTGAAATTGAGAATTTATCATGTGAATAACCAAATGTTGCTTGATATCCATTCCAAATAGACAAATCAACGCCTTGGTCTCCTTTTGCAGCAAATGTACTAACTGGCGCTAAAAAAAACAGGCCTACCAATAATGTTACTAATAGTTTCTTTTTCATCTATTTGTCTCCTTTTCTATCTGATAATCCAGGTGTTGTATGGTCTGTCACAATTCCTAAAATAGTTAATACAACAAACACTGCATTGATAACATCTAGCAATTGCTGATTAATCACATCAATTTGAAATTTATACCCAAAAGGAACTGCAACTACTTGAATAAGTAACAAAACTGCAGGAATAAGAGACAACCAGAATTGTTTATTTTTTATTCTTGACTTCCAATCAATCATTTTTATTTCCTCCAATTCCTCGAAAGAGGGTTTTATTTTGTTCTTCCAATCGACTAATGCGCACCTCATGGTTATTTAATCGGTCAACAGCTTGTTTTAGTTCTTTCATGCTATCCTCTAATTGAGAGAAGACATGATAGAATTTCATTAATGCGAAGATAATTCCGCCTAAAAATGTAATCAGCGCTAACCATTGTTCTAGTGTTAAGTTCATCCTGCACCTACTTTCTACTTACAAATAAAACCGCCTAGCTTTCGCTAAACGGTTTTCCTATCATTTTAGTAAATTCCTCTTCTGTAATACAACTAGGTACAAATTCTGCGACCTGTTCAGGAGTAAACAGCCCCCAGTCAAACATTAACTTAATGTCATCGTATGAATACATTATTTTGCACCTCCGATTTGTTCTTTAATCGCATCAATTTCTTTAGTATTTTGAAGCGAAGTAAGCATGGTCTTTGAATTGATTTGAGCTAACGATTCTGCTTTAGCAGCTAGTTTTTCATTTGCTTGTTTTAAAACAGCGTTATCCGCTTCTAATACTGCTGAAAGGTTTTCTAACAGATTTAATTTCTTCGAATAATCTTGTGTGACTGCTTCTTCCCATTTTTGTTCTGAAAAATTAAAGAATTGTGATTGTTCATTGTCCAAAGCTTCAAGCGGTTTAATCTCAACAAAAGGTAAAGATGTTGGAAAATTATCCTCTACTTCGTTTTTTTCAAAACCCATTGGGTACAATACTTTGTATACTACTTTCATTTTATTTTCCTCCTTTAATATGGATTTTTAGCCATCCAACAACTTGAAATAGTAATCCATGCTCCTTTTGCGACACTATCTTTACATACAATATTTGAGTTATCTGCTGTGTTCATGTATAACAAGCACATTTTGTCATCGCTGGTTTTGCCATACATTCGAACCGCTTCAATCGGATATGCCCATGTTGGAATGTTGAACCACACCGCCTGGTTATCTTTTAAAGCAGATAATTGGAATGATCCTGTGAGATATACCAGATCTCCCCGTCGGTATAATTTTAGAGAACCACCTGACATCACAGAAGCGTTGTTATCTTTATCTACCATTGCATAATCTGCTTTAGCATTTGTAAGGACTGGCTCTTTTCCTTTTACTTGAATTCCATCTTGAAAATTTTTAGTACCTAGAATAGTTTCATTTCCAACAGCCTTTACTAATTTTCCCTCAATACCATCAATAGCATCTGCGTGTGTTTTCATGTACTTATTGACACCATTTTCTTTTAGCTGAACAATATCAGGCATTACGCTTCACCTACCTTTTCAAATGTAAAAACTGGTAATGCATCCAATTTTTCTTTATCCGATTTAGACATTAAACCGTCTTTTTCAGAAGTGGCATTGCCAGGAAGTGTTGGAATAATAGTTGTGTCTGGCAGTGCTTTTACATCAGAAGCAGTTAAAACAACTTCACCTGTATGACCATTTACAGACGAGACAGTGCCTGCTTCAGCACCACTAATTTTTCCATCAACAAATTCATTTAATCCAACAACACCAGCTGTACTAGTTTGTACATCAATAGCTACGCCGTCTTTTTTCACTACATATAAATCAGGCATTTATTTCTTCATCTCCTTTTACTTTTTCAAACTCAACACCAGAACCACCTAGTTTTCCAGCTTCATAATCGGCTATAATTTTTAACATTTTGTCATACTCTTGTTGTGATATCATAATGCCATCGCTTGGCAGATCTAAGTCTGCACGTGTAATAATCACTGCTCCAGTTTTTCCGTTTACAGATAAAACTTTTGCCTGTCCGTTCATTATCTCTGATAAACCAAGGATAGCTGAAAAATGTGTAATAGGAAAAAACTGACGTTTAATACCATTTTCATCAGTTTCCATCATTCTCTTAGCATCAACCATTGTTTACACCTTCAATCGTAAAAACATTTTGTTTTGGATCATCAACTGTCGCTATGATTAATGCCCCTTCCTCAATTGGGAAATTGACTGTACCCACCAGTTCAACTTCATGATTATTAGAAAATGAATCATCCTCTAAAATTTCTAACGTGTTTACATTGCCGTATTTAATGGTGTATAGCCGTTCCTCTAGCCGATGATATAAATATTCCATATCTGCCAATAAACGTTCAGAAATTGAATTATGGCGCACTCCTTGAATGTCTACACGTGCATCCATTAATTCGGCTAGCATTGTTCCGCCTGGATCAACAGTTTTTAAAATATCTTTGATTGATTCGAACCATTTTAGATAATCTGTTTCTTGGCTGTTCCGCCAAGCTTCAAATGTATCTTGTTGATTTTTGCGCCACTTTTCAAACTCTTCTTTTCTAGCATTCATCCAAGCTGTAAAATCGCCTTTATTTTCATTGATAAAAGCGGTCATGTCTGCAATTAAATCTTCTATTGATTGCCAATAAGAACCCATTTCACCTTCTGTTTTAGAAGCGGCATTGACAACAAAGTAAGAAAAGTTCTGCGTTGATCCAATTAGATTGTCGCCTTTATGAATACTGAAATATGCTTCCTGTCTGTGCAATGACTGCATAGAATATTCATCAAAGGTATACTGGATAACCCCTTTTTTGGCATTCACAATTTTTGCTGCTCGTTGAATCGGATACTTTTTATCAATAACTGATTCAAAAAATACTTCGCAACCTGTTAAATCAAGTGGCAAAGCATTTTCAACTAGTATGGCTTCTAAGACTTCTGTGTTTCGATTTCCTTGTCGTACATTCTGAATCCCAATGTAATTGTAAGGTTCAGTTGTACTTAGCGTTGCTTGCCATTTAACCATTGAAAAATCCTCCTTTCGTTATTTTGGTGGAATAACAATCGATTGAATAGAATTAGCAAAATATAATCGGTCATATTTTGCGACAATTTGCCCTTGCTCGGCGTTCTGTTCTATGGTTTGGATACGTCCGTTATTTAAGCCGTAAATCACGCCCGTGTGACCATATGTTGGGTCTACTGTCCAACTTGTTCCCCATTGGCCACCTCGTCTAATATTGACGATTGCTCCTACCACTAAATCTTGATACGTTGGATTTTGGATTACTCGCCAACCTACCGCATTCCAATCATATGCTTCACCAATATCTGCAGCAGATGATGTATCACCAATTACATGTGAAAAGCCATAAATTGTTCCTGCACCTAAACCACAGCCGCCCATAAAACCAGAATATTCGGCTGGAACGGCATAACATTGCCCATTACCAAGCCATTTGCCCATTAAGGTCTCCAAATGTTCTATGCCAGCTTTTCCTGTTGCAGTAGAAGCTTTCAAATCTTTGAATTTGTCATACCATACTTGTGCATAGGTTTGTCTTTCTGGATGTGCTGCAGCTGGACGTTCAAAGTTTAATTCAAACGCATAAGCAGCTGTTTTAGGCGAGCTGACAACTTTAAATTCATCAACTGTTAATGGACTTACTTGTCCTAACCATTGCCCATTGAACATACACCAATTAATTAATTGAGCTTGAGCTAATGACGTCCTATAGTCTTGTTTGATACCTGCAGCTGCGATTAAGCGTTGTACATATTCTCGACCATTCCAAGTTGGGGCGCCTACCAATGGATACGCTGAACCATCCCATTGAACCCATCCGTAAGCTGGACCGCCTATTTGCTCGGTATCTGGGTTCATACTTGAGCCAACTTCACCTTGAACATTTCCGAGAATACCTGCAGCAGCTGCTTTGCTGTATCCGTTAGCTAAAAGGTAACTCCATAAGTCCCAAGCAAATTTATCTGCATCACTTGTAACTTCGGATGGATAACCGCCTGTACCAGCTCCAGAACCGCCACCGCCATTTTGGCCAGGGATGACTTCCTTACCGCCGATGTAGACCTTATCAAATTTAGCGATAGTTCCTGTTAAAATACCGCTAATATCCATTTCACTTTTGAGTGTAGTTTTTCCAGAAACACTGAACTTACCATCATGCGTCCAGGATGCGTAACTGTTTACTTTCCTATTATCTGGATGAGCATCTGCCGGTATTTGAATAATTGGAACTGATTGTACATCATTATTTTTGCTAATCGTATTGATTGAAAAAATGTAACCAGGTTTTTGTCTAACAGCGAATCCATTTGCATTTTTTCCGCTTCCATCATAAGTGGCCTTAATGTCACCAAACAATTCGCCATGAACATCATTTAGTCCAGTACTTACTCTCTTTCTCTCGAAAGAAACCTTGCCACCTTCCATAACAACTTGGAAATCTTTATCATCTAATGTTTTTAAAGCCACACCCTGCACTAAAATCCCTGTTAGAATACCTGCAGTAATAAAATTCGCAACAATTGAGCCATCTTGAGTAATAGCTGTTTCAAACGGGCCATTTACTCCATTGTTCGAATAGCCGAGACCTCCTAGATTCCAACGCCATACTTTTTTTGCATCATTTGCATTTGGTCTATCCATAATTAAAATTTCTTCTGGAGCATCTTTAGGGCGAAAACGAACATAGCCACCTTTTGTTCCTGTTATCCATTGGGTAGCATTCACTATTGCATTTTGCAAATCTTCGCTTTTAACTTCCAGTTTTTTAGTTATTTGATTAACTGCGGTATTTACTGAATCTGTGTAAGATTTTATTTCGTTTCCTAACACGATATTTTTATACTTACCTAAAGTAGGAAGCCACGTACATTCTGTTACTCGTTCTTTAACCCCAGTTATACCGTTATATTCAATATCACAATAAACAGTATCTCCGAAATTCAACTTCATCATCTTGCCGTAAAGTTTTTGGTACTCAATCGTATTTTCCAAAGTAACCATATTAATTTCATGAGTGACTTTTGGTTCATGTATTCGCTCTTTATCAAAGAGTGATTGACCCCACTTCTTCAATTCCTCTATAGTTTTACATTCACTATTTGTTCTACTGGTAATACGTCTATTTTCATCGTTTACTCCCTTTGTTTCCAAAAAGGCAAATGTTACTGGCTCTTGATCTTCGTTATAGTTAACATCATCAGGTGTCCCGCCAATTAAATAGAGACTGTTGAAAACATTTAAGTCATCAACAGTCTCTTTTATTGATTCTAAATTAACACCTAAGTCTATCCTAAAACCGTTATCCTCACCAATTCTATCTTTTAACATTAGTCTGTAATTATCCATATCTAACTCGCCAGAAGTAACTCCTGTTAGATTCTCATTGCCGTTATTTTGCCCAATAATTGCAGATATTGGATTTACTTCTTTTGCAGTAAACTGATGCCGCGTATTGATATTACTTTCATAGATAAATGGTTGTTTAAACGCTAAATTGGATTTTAGATTTTCCATAATCTGCTTACCAGTGCCGTTTGCCGTATATGCCATTTGGATAAAATTTCGGTTGGCTTCATAACCAATGTGTAGAGCCTTAATAGAAATAGAATGTAGATTCTTATCAACTGATTTGATTCTAAAATATTGCCATGATCCGTCCGATACCATCGCTTTCAAATAATATCCTTTTTTTATTTGGTTATTATTTTTCCCTACTAACGAATAATTTCCGTAAAACGAATATTCGCTATTTAATGAACGAGTAATTTCTGGAGCATCTGCCCAATCTAAAAGAGAAACCCCATTTTCGGATAAGTCAATTGGCACTTTTTCATAAATATAAATTGGATTGATCAAAAAAATACACTCCTTATCTTCATTCTTATACTAGCGATATTTCCTGTTACCATTATTTTATTTTTACCTGGTAGCATTTTTATCCAACTGCCTTTCGTTCGCTGAATACGTCCATCTTGCGTACAAACAGCCATTTCGTTGTCTAATGACAGCAAACCAGCATTTGTATCTAATATGGTTAACGTGTTCTTACCACAATTAATTTCAATATCGCCACCATTGGAATGGATTTCAATTAACGGTTGAGAAACCTCATCGCCATGGTTTATTACAGTATTTTCACCCTTATTTAGATTTATGAAAGGTTCGTTTACTTTTCTTTTTAGAGGTTCGCAACGAAAAGTTATTTCAAATGAATAAAAAGTTCCCCATTCGTTGACATATTCAACTTCATTGTTAATATTACATACTGCATTAACATACACATTCACATTGTTATGAGTGATTAATTCAGATTGTCCACTAAGCCATCGTTTCACTTCTGGCAAACGTTCATAACTAACGCTGACATCTTTAATTTTTAAATCAAATGGTTCATAATCACCAAACCATTCGTTCAGCACTCTGTTACTGCCAATAACAGTGATTTCGTTATATCTTGGTTTAGCGACAATTTCAGGTAATTCAGACTCAATAGTTAAGCCGTAATCTAAAAGAGCATTTGCTCCTTTCCATACAAAATTAGGCGTATATCTATCCATTTTTACACATCTCCTGTCGCTAAATTATTCCAGACATTCGCTTGAAACATTTTTCTGTTCAAACGGTTGATTTCGCTCGGATTATTTGCATCTACTTGACCGATTGTCACATAGTTATTAACAGTAGAATTGCCTTTTAACGCACCACCAATTCCACGCGCTTTTTCGTCTTGTGAAAGTGGTGTGACTGTAGTCTTGCCATTTTTGGCGGTTAATAATTCAGGACCAGCTTCACCAACGATTGCTTGTCCATTGATCATATGACCGCCTTCAGCAAGATATGGAATTTTCGCAATGCTAAATCCTTTGCCACCAACGCCAGGTACCCATTTTGGTATTTTGATATTGTTTAAACCACCTAAAAAACCATTAATTAGAGTAATCATAGCGTTAATTGGTGCTTTGGCTACTGCAGTAATTCCTTCAAAAATACCGCCGAAAATATCAACAATACCTTGCCACGCTCTTGACCAATCACCTGTAAACACTCCTGTAACGAAATCTATGATGCCGCCAAAAATTCTTGTAATCGCGTTGACGTAATCACTAATGATTTTTACAGCACCATCCATAGCGCCGCCAATAAAGCCTGTGATGAAATCAAAAGTAGATTTTGTCGTATCTGCTAAAACTTTGAATACACCAACCACTATATCTTTGATCACATTAAAGGATGTATTGATAAAATCTCTAAACCAGCCTACTTTGTTGTAAGCAATCACAATTCCAGCAACAAAAGCTGCTAGTGCAGCAATTACAATTCCAATAGGTGAAGCAATAAAGGCAATTACTGGAATCAGACTACTAATGGAACTAGCAAGTGTTCCTAAAACCACCAAGACTGGTCCAATAGCCGCGACTACACCTGCAATGGTAATGATTGTTTGCTTTTGATTGTCGGTCAGTCCGTTAAACCATTCAGAAACTTTCTTAATGGCATTCGTTGCCGCTTCAAAAGCAGGAAGAAGTGCAATTTGTACTTGTTCTCCGAGTTCTCCCATTGCAACCTTAAATTGATTTTGTGCAATTTTCGCTTGGTTTATTGGGTCTTGTATAGTATTGAATGTCTCATCTACTGCTCCTTTAGCATTTTTAGCTGAATCGGCAAAACCGTCCATTGACAACGCACCACTGTCAATAGCTTCAACCATTTTAGGCGCGGCTTTAGTACCAAAAACTTCGCTAGCAATGTTTATTTTTTCTTGTTCCGTTGTGGCACTTTGAATGGCTGCTATTGTTCCGCTCAAGCCATCTTGCATAGTTTTATTGTCTTTTGCATAAGCTACACTAGCTTTCCCTAGATAGCTAAGTGTGCTTGCTGAATCTATACCAGATTTTTCCATTTGGCCAATTAATGTCGTTGCTTCCGAGAACTCAAAGCCCATCGCTTTTAGTTGGGGCGCTCCTCTATTTACTGCATCAAATAATTGATCAACGCCAACCCCAGTATCTTGACTAGTTTTTGTAATGCTATCAAGAACCATAGGTATATCCTCTGCAGATAATCTAAACAAGTCTATTGACTTTTTGGCATTTATTGTTGATTGAGATACATCTGCACCATTAATTTCAGCAAATTTAAGCATTCGTTCAGTAGTATCTTCTAATTGCTTATCCATAAATCCAAATTGAGTGTTTACCTCTCCAATACCTGTTGATATGTCTTGCATATCTGCTGGTATCTGACCAGTAACTGTTTTAAAACTACCTTGCAATGATTCCAATTGATCACCAGTTGCTCCTGTTGCTGTAGCAATACTGTCTAAATTTTCATCTAATTCTTTAAACGCAGCAATAGAAGCGGCGCCAATTCCCATGATCGGTGCTGTTAAACCAACAGTCATCTTCTTACCGACAGATTTCATTTTGTCCCCAGCTTTTTCAATTTTAGCTAACTTCTCGGCAGTCTTAACAGACAAGTCACCTTGTTCTTTCAAGGCTTCGTTGGTACTTTCTAATGCAGATCGTAATTTATTTTCACCTGTTTCTGATTCCAACAAGCGTTTGTAAAGCTTTTGTGATTGCTCTGAATACTCCCCAGTTTCTTTAACTGATTTTTCGTATTCCTCACGTAATAATTTGGTTCTTTGTTCAGCTAAAGATAATTGCTTTTCAAGCTTTTTCTTAGTTGCCGTTAATTTTTCTGTTTGTGTTGCATCTTTATCCATAGCGGATACCTGGTTTTTGTACTCGGTAGCCGCTAAGTTCATTTCTTTGTTGATATCTTTGATTGTTCGAGAATAATTGACTTCTCCGTTTGTCTTAAAATTTAAGACAACATCAGATTCTTTCTTTGACACGTTAGCGCTCCTTTCCTACCACCAAGGACTTTTATCCATAGTCACACTTGCAGGTGGTTCAAACTCCGTATTACTCGTTAACCACTGTATGTATGACTTAAGCCACAAGTTCGGTGTTGATTTCAAAAAGAAACCCTCACTCCATCCTAAAAGAGTAAGGGCTACATACAGATAAAACGCCCATGGCGTTCCTACTTCCGTTTGTGTTTTTTCTTTTTGTTTTTCTTTTGTTGCGGAGTTTGATAATCTTGTGGCTTCTTGGATTTTTTTACATCAACATCTTGAAAATTCTGTGCTGCGAATACCTCCATGCAGGCCCCATAAACTTCAACAACCGTAGAATTCATTCCTAAGAATTTAAAAATTGTTTCTGGTGTTTCGTCTAATCCGCCAGTTTTTAACATGCCATAAATTAAAGCACGCATGATCTTTAAATCCGAAGCAGATAATTCTTTTGAAGAGATACGTCCACCACTCTTATTTAGCATTGCGTTCATATCTTCTTCAAATTTTGAATAGTCGTCATCATAAATATCCGCAATATGCTCCATGGTTTCCATGGTTAACAAGATTGGGAACTGATGACCTTTAATTGTGACAGTTGGTGTATCTGAAACGACAATCCCATAATCAGCTAACTTTGCCATTATTCACCTCCACCCCCAGGTGTTGATGGAGTTACTAATTTTTTCCATTGTTCTTCATCGTAAATAGGTTGTGCAATGAATTTTTCAAAGTCCCCTGATTTTGCACTTGATCGGTTAGAATCAAAGCTTGAATACATAACATTGTTATGCTTCAAACCGACTGAAACAAAATTAGCAGTTACATCATCAATTTTTGTTTCGTCTTCTGCAGTAGTATATTCTTCATCAATGACATTTGATAATTGTGTTTTAGGGTACCAAACTACTTTCTTCCCCCCATCTTCAATGTTTCCAATAAATCCAAAGGCGAAATAAGGAAATTCACGCGCCGTATTTTTTCCAAAAGTAACACCAGCCTGGGCAATTAAGCCTTTTAGCTCATCCATCACTTCGATAGGAATTCCCACGTGATCCAATCCAATTTCATGTTTTGTTTCACGGCTCACACGACGAAACATTTTACTTGAAGCCCATTTTTCTAAAGCTGTTCCATTTCCCTTAATACCTAACTTTGTAGCGATTGGTAATCTAATTACTTCACTATAAGTTGGTGCCACCCCAACTTCATCAGGCGTTGCCATCATGGCAATTAAGATGTCATCTAATCCTTCAAAATAATACACATCTTGTTTTCCCAAATTACTCATCCTTCCCATAAATCTAATATTTGTTGTGTCATGATTTTTTCAATCTGATCTTTATTTTGTTCAAACGTACCACTAGCAAAATGCTGGGCTTTTTGATTCTTTGTTCCATTTTCAGCAAATCGCCAGTAAAAGGCAGTTCCTTCAAACGCAACTTGTACTTGGTCATCTTCAATAATGACTTTTACCTGATCAGCCATATGTTTTTTCTTTAATAGTGATTTAGGTATTTTGGGCAGCAACTGCTCTCTATAAAAATTGGCAGCACTCGTTAATGATTCCAACGACAATTTTGTTGGGTCTACTTGTGCAAGAGTACCCAAATAGTCTCCCATATCCGCAAATCCATTATTATTGGCCATTTTCTATACACCTCACATACGTATAAAAATTTGTCACTGTATCATCGTTTTCATCACCCTGAATACCTACAAAATCAGCATAAGAAATACCAGCGTTTTCCAACGCATTTTCTAAATCAGTCAAATCTTTTTCTGTACCTGTTGTAAAGAAAGAAATTTGATAATATGGCAATCGCCTATGAACTTTAGAGGAAGCCATCTTTTTACCTTTGCTAACATTGGAATACACGATATATGGATAGTCCGTTCCTTTTTCCGCTTTGTCACGTGTCACAGGTACACCTACTGTTTTTAGCGTTGCCCTTAATTTCTCAAAACTAATCGACATAAGCCAAACTCAACTCCATTTCTCGTTTATCCATATCTGTATAAATACGAGTGATTTTATAGGTCACAGAATCGATTCTAAGCGTGTTTTTTGTTTCTGTGATAGATTTATCGAAACGAACTCTGATTCTTCTCACAACATCAATTTTGGCTTGTTTTGATAAATATTTTTCTTGTGAGGTAATACCTAACTCAACATAAAAAATATCTCGAATTTTCTCATGTATAATCGCTGGTCTGTCATTGTCATCTAAACCAGGAACTTGTTTACAAAGTTCAGCTTTCCATTTCATTCTGTTTAGCGTTACTTTTGGCATCATCTACCACCAGCCCTTCACTTAAAATCAATGGCGTTAAAGCATTAAAGGCATTCTCCATTTCAGCTTCTGGCACTTTATACAGCCAAAAAATGGATGCAATATAATAGGCAACTGACGAATTTTCATCATCAGTTGCCCTTTTTGCATATTTCTTACCCATATCCAAATAAAATTCAAGCATGGCATCATCCATGCCTTCCTCAAATTGTAAATGAGATTTAAAATCTTCTAGATTAATTTCCATAATTATTCACCTGGATTAGGTGCTGGGGTTGTACTTAAGTCTAAGCTATAAACAGGTGTTTCAAACGGCCCATAAATTAATTGACCATCGTTTAAATGATAAATTTTAAACCCGACTTTATTTTCACGCGCAAATAGTTCAGTTAATTTTTCAATTTCCAATGAGCCAATAACATCTTGAATGTGGAAATAAGAGAAATTACCGAAATAGATCACTGGTACTGTTGGATCGAATTTCTTCGTAGTTTCATTGTATTTATCTGCGTAGTCTGTAACTTCTACTGGATAAGTAAATAACTTGTAATCAAAATCATCATTCCCAGCATCTTTAAGAATTGGATTACCAGTGCTATCTAGCATGGATTCCAACAATGTTTGTGCTGCACGATTGATCATAAAGCGAGCGCCTGAACGCATAGCAGTCGGTAAAGCATTTTTTAATTGAACAACTTTTAAATAATCATTGTCACCTTTACCAGTAAAGGCTACGGCTTTTTTAGCTAATGCTCCTTTGTTATCAGGACTTGAAAAATACCAGAATGTTTCTTTACGCAAGTACGCTTTCTTTAGTTCATCTAACACGATAGCTTCAATGTCAAAGTCTGACATATGCGTTAATTTCTTCGTGACTTTAATAATTGCATCAAATTCGATTGGGTTTAAGTAAACATCATCAAATTCAATGTCAGTAAATGGAATTAAATTATTTTCATCACGTTCACTAGTAACTGTATTTGCTTCGGCTTGTTTTACTTGTACTGGGAAACCTTGAGTTCCTTTAGTTTGATGAACACTTGCAAATTTACGCAAAGGATTTTCTTCTTGTAGGTAAGAAATAATCTCTTTACTTAATTCTTGTGGCACCAATACTTTACCGTTGTTAAAACCAACACCAAATGAACGAGCTTGATTAGGTGTAATTCGACCAGCCAAATAGCGTAAGAACGCGCTACGTTGAGTTAATTTTTTCACTTTTTCTTCTCCCCGACTTGAAATACCTTTCCCGATAATATCTAAAACACGGCTGCGTTCTTTATCGTCAGCTGGTTCTAAATCATCTTCTTCAGTGCCTTTTCCGTCTACTTCTTCAACAATTTCATCAGTTGCTGCGCCTAAATCATCTACGACATCGCCTAATTCTGTCACATCTTCTTCAGGCAATTCTGCGATAGCATCGTTGATTTCGTCTAATTCTGCTGTGACTTCCTCCACTTGTGATTCAATATCACTTAATTCATCACGTGTTAAAGTTTCACTTTTTGCACGTTCTTCCATTGAAGCTAATTTTGCTTTTAATTTAGCAGCTCGTTTTTCTAAAATTTTACGCATTTTCATTATTTATATTCTCCAATCGTTTTTAAAATTTTATTTCTTAATTTAATTGTTTCAATGTTTTTTTCTTGGAACTTACTTCTTAATGAAGCTTCAGTATCTTCGTATGCAGGCAAAGGTACAATTGAGACTTCCCACAAATCAACATTGGTAATTCTAATAAGTGGAACATCACCAGAATAGTCCTCTTCTTGTGCAGTTACCCAGAAACCAAAACTACATTGATTAATATCACCACGCGACATTGATTCTTTTAAATCATTCGCAAATGTGGTGTTCGGCAATGTAACCTCAAAATGCAACCCTCTTGAATCTTCTTCAATAATTAATGTATTAGCACTTTTACGGCCTAACACGTAATTCCAATCATGATTGAATAAGCAGCGAACATCTTTGTTTTTTGCTAGTGATTCGGAAAATGCACCAGGTGCAATCTCTTCATCATACCAACCATCTATGTTCGTACGTGAGTTAAAAACAGACGCGTACCCCTCAACTACAGTTGATTCACTGCCATCATCTAGGGAACGCGTCGTCATGTTTTTAATATCAAAACTTCTAATTTCCAACTTATCCAGTTGAATCACCTTCTTCCATTTTAGACTTGTTAAGCTCGGTTAGTTCATCTAGCCCAATCAAATCTTTCGATGCATAGAGCTTGGTTGATTCTTCTGTATTTAATCGTTCGGCACCTAAATCCACGCGTGCATCATCAGGTGTATAAACCATAGTACGAACTAAACCTTGCGTATTTGTGATTTTTTGTGACATTGTTAAATACTTTTTAATATCAATTGTTAAAGAAATACGATTTGTTGATTCTGGTCCAAAATATAGTTCCGTTAAATGTTCACAGACATTCTGAACAATCGGATCAACAACGAATGCTTTTAAATAAATCGCTGCTTTCTCTAAATCAACTTTTAATAATTGATTGTATGCGTCAGGATCAAAACCTAAAAACTTTGCAAGTTCTGGTTTATAGACATTTAAATACGAAAGAATTTTATCGTCTTGAACAGGACTTTCGAATCCTTCGATGGCGTAACCTTTAGACAACGGAATAATGACAGTCTTTCCTTCGTCTGGAATTTCTTCTAGTTGTCCTTGAATGGCATCAAGCATTGCGTTTTGCATTGCGTTTTTTGGTGACAAATGAGTATCTAATTTCAGTAAGTACGCCAACAAGCCGCCTTTTTTATATTTTTCTGTCAAAGCTTTTTCTGCATTCATGACCCCTTCTAAAGTATCTCTAGCTAAATCAATCAGTCCATTGCCATAATTATTCGATAATCCAATATTTTTAATTTGGCGAACTTCATTTTGATAAAGCGTATGGCCGTCATATTTAAATTGTTTGATACCTTCTTCTGATATTTCTGGTGTAATTCCCTTCATGATGTGAAGCTGTTTACCGTCTTTCACCACAAATACTTCTCCTTGTAACAAATAGACATTTACAAGCAAACGTTTGAATTCAAAGTCGGTTAAATAACCATTTGGATGTTTCAAACTCTGCAGTTCTTTGGCTCCCTTAATGTCTTTTCCATCTTCTTTTTCGATTGTCCACGATCCACAAGCAAACATATTGGAAATTGCTAAAAGATAGTGATAAACGTCGCTAGAAGATAAAATATTTTCGTCACCCAAGACAAATTGATTCGCAAGTATTGAACTACCTAATACTTTTTTCTTACTCGACATACGAAATCTTTGATTGAACCATGATCTAATTCCCAAATTCCCACCTCCTTTCAGTTATTTTCTGTTGTAAAGCTGTTTAATATAATCCTCATATTCTTCTTCGCTTCCAACTTCCACCATTAAATCCATTGAATCTTTATGACCAATTAAAAAAGCCACAAAACCATCAATATGTTCTGGTGACTTTCTTTTGCTGGGCGCTTTTTGACTTTGTATATTCGTTACAACTGTTGTATTGTTGGTACAAAAAATAAATAACGGATTGTCAGTTTGAACTCGTCCGTTATCTACTAGTATTTCAAAATCATCTAGCATTTCATTCATTACTGATGGATATTGACCTACTTCGGCCGTATTGAATCCTTCCATTTCAAAACGTTCCACTAACTTTTCAGACATAGCTGGATCATAATTGATTTGAATAATGTCTAATTCGTATTTGTTGTACATGTCAATGACATAGTTATAGACAAGATCATAATCAACAGTACGACCCTCACAAAGCGTTACAAAACCTTGTTCTGCATAATATTGATAAGGAACATTTCTTAATTTTTCTTTTTCTTCAATATTATGCGTTGGTACAAAATACATTTGTTTTATTTTTATAATGCTTTCACCTTCATCATTAAAGGTTGGAATATTAATTGATACGCATGTCAAGTCAGTTGTTCTGGATAAATCAATACCGATAGCGACTTGTTCGCCTGTAATATCTCCTAAATCATCTACCAAGCAATTATCAATTTGTTCTTTATCAAAATAATTTTCGGCATAATTGACAAAAACATTCAAATGCTTTGATAGAAACTCGGCTTTCCTAAATGGATTTCGTAAGGCATCTTTAAATTCCCCACGTAAAAAAGTGATATCAAACGAGACATATAAATTCGGATTGACCATTTCCCAAACTTTTTCATCTTCCCAGTTGTAACCTTTATTTGGTTCATAAATCATAATGAACCAGTCATCGTCATTATCTTCTTCAAGAATATGTTTACTATCTTGATAAATTTGAACACCTAAGGCCCCACTGTTTTTACCAGCAGTAGAACAAACTAAAAATAATGGTTCTGGTTGTGCAGCTTGTCCTGATTTCAAACCATCATATCTCGACGTGTCCTCCCACTCGTGAACTTCATCGGCAACAACAATATAAGTATTTTTACCATCGACTTTTTCACGCTTAGATAACACACGCAAATTGTTTTGATATTTGAAATCATCTTCAAAGAAAGCGTAACTGATAGTCGTTACTTTCTTTTCTTTCCGATAAACACGTGTACCATCAAGTAAATCATTATCGTTTTCAATAACGGTTGCTAAAGGATTGGCAACATTTTGCGCTTGGTCAAAATCAGCGGCTAGGCAGTAAAATTGGGCGCCCTTCACACCTTCTCCATACATTCCATATAAAATTGGCGCGCCTTCCATTAAAGACTTACCGTTTTTCTTTGGCACCTGCAGGTATGATTTACGAATAACACGAACATTTCGTTGCCACTTATCAGACCATTTTTGCCAACCATAAATATTTGAGAAATAAAACTTCTGCCAATCTTCTAATTCGAGCGGTTGCCCCGACCATTCACCAGTTGAATGTTTATAAAATGATTCGGTAAAACTTAGCATCAAATTTGCTTTTTCCAGATCAAAGAAAATATCTTTCCGTTTCTTCCACTTGTTATATCGTTTAACTGCTAAATAGATTGATTTTGGATACCGTTCTTTGTGTCTGCGAACCGATTTGGCAAATTTATCAGCATAATTGACAGTCATATCAATCATGATTGACCACCACGCATCTTTCTAAATTCAACCAAACGATTATTTGTTTGTGGTTCATCTTTTTTAGCTTCTTCTTTTTTCTTAGCATTTTCACTTGCTAAAGGATCAACATAATCAAGGCCACCGCTTTTCATATCAAGGCCTAGTTGGTTTAATAACTTAGTTTTTTTCTCACTCCAAACTTCAACTTGTTGGGCCAAAGGATGCTTAATTTCGTTTCTTGACCCATTTTTGTTTGTGTGAACTTTTGTGGATTTAAAACCACTGTCTTTCCACTCTAAATACTTGATATGATAGACTTCACACGCATCCAGATACATTTCAATCAAAGGGTTCAAAGCAGGCGTGAACTTTCCTAATGATTTTAATATTTCTATGATACGCATTCGCTCAAATTCCTTATGTTGCAAGGCTTCATCAAGGATTTTTTGTTTTTTACTTTTACGTCCAGCCATTTTTACCCCCCTTTCTTTTTTTGAAAATGCTCTGGAGGTGTCTAAAGAGGTCCCCCTACCCTATCCCCATGAAAAAAAATTTAAATTAATTTCAGAGGGGGGCTTAAAAATAATCTGCGGGATTATAATTTTTTTTCATTTCAATTTCTTTTT